ATCATTCGCGGCAGCCAGGCCAACGGCGGAGGTTCCGGCGGTGGTGGCAAGGGTGGCGGTGCCACCAAGTCCTTCAAGGAGCTTTCCGAGAAGGAGCGCGTGGAGCTGGCCAAGACCAACCCGGCCGAGTTCCAGCGTCTGCTGGACGCCTACAAGGCGGAAAGCAAAACTAACTACTGACCCGCAACCTTACCTCCCAAGGAGTAACGCACCATGGCCAACACCGAACTCAGCGACATCTTCGTGCCGGAGGTGTTCCAGTCCTATCAGGTCAACGACGCCGTCGAGAAGACCGCGTTCGTCGACTCGGGCGTCGTGACCCTGTCGCCCACCCTGGACCAGCGCGCCAACAGCGGCGGCATGCTGACCACCATCCCGTTCTGGAACGACCTCGATGCGTCCATCGAGCCGAACTACTCGAACACCACCTACACCGACATCGCCACGCCGCAGAAGATCGACAGCGGCGAGCAGACCGCACGCATCGCCTACCTGAACGAGGGCTTCAGCTCGTCCGACCTGAACAAGGAGCTGGCCGGCTCGGATCCGATGCAGCGCATCGCGAACCGCGTCGACGCGTACTGGCAGCGTCAGTTCCAGCGCCGCGTGCTGTCGATCGCCATCGGCATCTACAACAACAACGTGGCCGTCGACGGTGGCGACATGGTGGTCGACGTCTCGTCCACCACGCCGGGCACCATCACCGACGCCAACCGCTTCACCGCGCCGGGCCTGATCGACGCCAACTACACCCTGGGCGACGCCGCTCCGGGCGTGAGCGTGCTGGCGCTGCACAGCATCATTTACAAGAAGATGCTGAAGGATGACCTGATCGACTTCATCCCGGACTCGCAGGGCAAGCTGACCATCCCGACCTACCTGCAGATGCGCGTCATCATCGACGACGGCATGCCGACGTTCGGCACCGGCGTGGACCGCAAGTACCTCTGCATCCTGTTCGGCCAGGGCGCCATCGGCTACGGCCGCGGCAACCCGCGCGTGCCGGCCGAGGTGCAGCGCTACCCCGAGCGGGCGAACGGCGGCGGTGTCGAGGTGCTGTGGAGCCGCAAGACCTGGCTGATCCACCCGTCGGGCTTCAACTTCCTGTCGACGGTCATCACCGGGCCGGGCCTGTCGCCGACCTGGGGCGACCTGCAGGATGCCACCAACTGGGAGCGTGTGCTCGACCGCAAGAAGATCCCGCTGGCGTTCTACGTTGTCAACGCCTGATGAGAAGGGCGGCTTCGGCCGCCCGGCTCTAAGTGCCCGCGTCGACGGAGCACCCAGTTCACCATCGAGGAGAAGCATCATGGTCAAGACCAACACCACCAAGGCCGCCGACAAGGCGCCCAAGACGAAGGCGACGGAGGGCGCCAAGCAGGCCAGCACCGTGCTCGAGGCGCCGAAGCCCGATCCGGCCCGCGCCCCGCGCGAAGACGACATCGGTCGTCGCGAGCGTCGCGGGCCGAAGAAGGACATCAACGCCGAGGACGAGGGCCAGGACAAGGTCTACAGCGTCGCGTCCCGTGCCCGCTGGGGCGGCACCGAGACCATCCACGAGCTGTCGCAGGACGCGCAGGCCGCCGAGGCGTCGGCCGCCGAGAACCGCGAGGAGTAAGCGCCATGGCACTCGTCATCGAAGATGGCACCGTGGTGACGGGTGCCAACTCCTACATCGACGTCCCCGAGGCCAAGGCCTTTGCCGCGGCCAGGGGCGTCGACCTCGGCAACGACGACGTGGTGACTGAGCAGCGTCTGCTCATCGCCATGGATTACCTGGAGTCGCTCAACTACAAGGGCGTGCGCACCGACCCCGACAAGCAGTTGCTCTCGTGGCCGCGCACCGGCGTCACCTTCGACGGTCGTACCTTCGGAGACCACGTCATCCCCAATCAGCTGAAGTCGGCCCAGGCGCAGCTCGTGATCGAGCAGTTCAACGGAGTCTCAATCTTCGCCAGCTCCAGTGCTTCGAACGGCGCCGGCGAACTGGCCGTGAAGAAGGAGGTCGTCGACGTCATCGAGACCGAGTTCTTCTCGCCGAAGGACATGGGCCAGGAGATCCTGGCCATTGCGCAGATGCCGGCTGTGTCCGCGCTGCTGCGTGGTCTGCTCAAGGGCTTCGGCCCGCTCTTCGCCTACCGAGGCTGAGCCATGGGTACCTACGACCGCCAAGTCGCCACAGCTGAGCGCCTGATCCGGGAGAAGGGGAAGCCCGTCCAGGTGGTGCGCCAGTCGACGACGCTGCCCGACCCCGACCGCCCGTGGGAACCTGGCGAGCCGGTGGAGACCTTGACCGACGCGTATGGAGTGTTTCTGAACTTCAACGCGCAGGACATGGAGACGATGAGCAAGATGGCCGGCGCGTCTGAGATTCAGTCGTCCGACCGAAAGGTGCTGTTGGCGGCCGCCGCAGCCGGCGCTCCGCTGACGACCAACGACAAGCTGCGCGACGCAGATGGCGACTGGTCGATCGAGTGGGTCCAAGTGCTCGCGCCCAACGGCGAAAACATTCTCTACACCGTGAGGGCCCGTCGATGACCGCCAACGCCATCATCGTCCGCGACGAGGCCTTCGCCATGATCAGGGCGGCAGTGCTCGCCTACGACCCCGCGGTGAAGATGTACTGGGAAGGCGTGCCGACGTCGCCGACGAATCCGCCTCCCACCTCGAACGACACCTGGTTGCGTGCATCGCTGCTACACGTGACTGGCAGCCAAGCTTCTCTTGCCGGCGTGGACGGTGTCCGCCGCTGGAATCGCACCGGATTCATCTCGGTGCAGTGCTTCGCCCCGCTCGCCAAAGGCAGTGTCCAGGCGGCGACGAAACTGGCGTGCGTGGTACGCGACGCTCTGCAAGGCAAACAGACGCCGAGCTGTGTCTGGTTCCGCAACCCTCAGATCAATGAGGTCGGCGAGGATCGCGACTGGTTCAACGTCAACGCCACCATCGACTTTGACTACGACGAACTGAGGTGACATCATGGCCGTGTGCCCGAAGTACAAGATCGATTCGAATGTGACCGGTCTCCGGTACGCGGAGGAAGTCTGCCTCAAGCAGCTCCCGACGCTCGCCGCGGACGGTACCGACCCCGTGTGGATCGCGCTCGAGCCCAACAGCTACTCCGACTTCGGCGGGCAGGTAACCACGGTCGCGCGCAACCCCATCAACCAGTCGCGCCAGCGCCGCAAGGGCGTGGTGACCGACCTCGAAGCGAGCGGCGGGTTCCAGCAGGACCTGACGTTCTTCAACCTCCGCGACCTGCTCCAGGGCTTCATGTTCGCCGACCTGCGCGAGAAGAAGTCCACGCGCCCCGCCAACGGCCCGGCTTTCGCCGTGACTGCCGTGACGGCGGCCGACAACACCTACACCACCGCATCGGGCGGCGGCGCCGGCTTCGTCGCAGGCCACCTGGTCGTTGCGGAGGGCTTCACCAACGCCGCGAACAACGGGCTCAAGACCGTCGTCAGTTCGACCGGCACCACCGTGGTCGTCGCCGAGGCAACGGTCGATGAGGCTGCTCCGCCTGCTGACGCCGTCCTCGCGGTCGTCGGCTACCAGGCAGCGTCGGGTACGCTGAGCATCGAGCTGAACGGCGACCTCGTCCGTCTCGTTTCGACCGCTGGCGTCGACTTCACCACGCTCGGCCTGATCCCCGGCGAGTGGATCTTCATCGGTGGCGACCAGACCGTGAACGGCTTCGACAACAACGGCGGCTTTGCCCGCATCAGCACCATTGCCGCTGGCTACCTCGAGTTCGACAAGGTCGACTGGCCGGATCCGATCGCCGAGGCTGGCACGGGCAAGCTCATCAACCTGTACTTCGGCTCGGTGTTGAAGAACGAGTCGGACCCGGCGCTGATCAAGCGTCGCTCCTACCAGCTCGAGCGCACCCTGGGCCAGGACGCCAACGGCACGATGAGCGAATACCTCGTCGGTGCGGTGCCCAACGAGCTCACGCTCAACGCGCCGCAGGCTGATAAGATCACCGTTGATCTGACCTTCGTCGCCTGCGACCACCAGGCCCGCAACGGCTTGACCGGCGTCAAGCCCGGCACCCGCGTGGGCGTGGTCGAGGGCGACGCCTTCAACACGTCGAACGACTTCGCTCGCATCAAGATGGCGCTGGTCAAAGACGACGCCGCGATCGAGCCGCTGTTCGTCTTCGCCAGCGACCTGACGCTGACCGTCAACAACAACGTGAGTGCCAATAAGGCCCTCGGTGTGCTCGGTGCGTTCGACCTCAGCGCCGGCACCTTCGAGGTCGGTGGTTCCTTCACCGCGTACTTCGCCAGTGCCGAGTCGGTGCAGGCCGTGCGCAACAACGCCGACGTGACGGTTGACGTGATCATGGTGAAGAACAACCAGGGCATCCTGTACGACATCCCGCTGCTCGCCTTGGGCAACGGTCGCCTCAACGTCGAGCAGGACCAGGCCATCACCATCCCGCTCGAAACCAACGCGGCGGAGAGCAAGTTCGGGCACACGCTGCTGTGGCAGTTCTTCCCGTACCTGCCCAACGCCGCCACGCTGTAATACCCAACCACCCCAGGAGAGTCTCCTCATGAGCCTGTACAACATCTTCGAAACCGACAAGAGCCTCGAGCGCGATGGTATCGTCCTCGACTACGGTTTCAACTCGAAGCAGCAGCCCGTCCAGATCCGCATCGCCCGCGCCGGTGGCGCCAACGTCAAGTTCGCCAAGGTGCTCGAGCAGAAGATGAAGCCCTACAAGCGGGCCATCGCCAACGACACCATGGACAACAAGGTGGCCGAGAAGCTGCTGATCGAGGCCTACGCCGACGCCGTCATCCTCGGCTGGGAAGGTGTTGAGGACCGCCAGGGGAACCCGCTGGACTTCACCCGCGAGAACGTGATCAAGGTCCTGACTGACCTGCCCGACCTGTTCCTGGACATCCAGCAGCAGTCCCAGAAGGCCGCTCTGTTCCGCGCCGAGCTGCGCGAGGCGGAGCAGGGAAACTCGCCGCGTTCCTGATCTACGGATTGGAGCAGGGACCGAACGAGCGTCACATCATCGAACAGTGCGTCAGGGAGCGGCGTCCGCTTCCTGACGCGATCCAAAATGCGCCGGACCTGATGCCTGGCTCGGAGCTGTTCTACATGGCGTTTATGGATTTGACGTCGAGTAGGTCGCTCGGGTACATGTCAGCCGGCCCCATCCCTTGGCACGCGATCCACCTTTACTGCGAAGCCAACGGAATCACGGGAGAGCAACGAGAAGACGTCTTCTACCATGTCGAGCACCTGGACAAGTTGTACTTGGACTGGTTGGCAAAGAAACAGAAGCAGCGGCTGGACGCGAGCAAGCCGCTACCAACTAAGCGAGGGCGGTCCAAATGACTGATTTGAAGACCTTCTCCCGGCGCATCAGGGTTCGAGCCGGCAAGATCTCGAAGAACACCGACGGCCTGGTCAAGAAAGTTATCCTCGCGGTCGACCAGGCCGTCGTCCTTGCCACGCCCGTTGACACGGGCCGCGCACGCGCCAACTGGCGTCCCAGCATTGGCGCCCCTATCACCGACACCCTCCCCGCGCCGCTCAACAAGCAGGCCGGTCTGCGCAGTGCGCTGGACGCAGGCGAGCGGGTGGCAAGGCAGTACAAGGGCGGGGTCAACTCACCCACGGTTCATATCACGAACTCGCTGCCGTACATCAAGTACCTGAACGACGGGTCGTCGAAGCAGGCTCCCCGCAACTTCGTGAACACCGCGATCCTGCTGGCCGTCAGCGCCATCCGCCGGGCGCGCATCGCGGCCGATCGAGCGTCGGGTCCTGTGAACCGACTGAAGGGGCTGCTCGCGACGCTGGTGACTGGCGCCGCTGTCACCCAGCTGGGTCGACTGGCGGACGAGTACACCAACCTCCAGAACCGTCTGCGGCTGGTGACCACTAGCACGGAGAACCTGCGCCGCGTCAACAAAGAGCTGCTCGGCATTGCCAATCAGACCCGGTCGGACTTCACTGCGACCGGCGAGCTCTACGCCAAGCTGGCCAGTACCACCAAGGATCTCGGTCTCTCGCAGCAGGAGCTGCTCGACTTCACCAAGCGCGTGAATCAGGCCATCGTGCTTTCTGGCGCCAGCGCCCAGGAAGCGGCCGGCGGCCTCCGCCAGTTGGCGCAGGGTCTTGCGTCTGGCACGCTGCGTGGCGACGAGCTGAACTCCGTCATGGAGAACTTCCCGAAGGTCGCGCAGATCATCGCGGAGGGCATGGGCGTCTCGATCGGCGAGGTCCGCAAGCTCGGTGCTGAGGGCAAGATCACCGCGCGG